CCGTCCACTGATAACGGACCGATTCGTACACTGCGCGGGGATTCCATGCGTGATAAATCCCGCATGGCTTCTCTGTCTCATAGGTCGCGTACTTGCCTTCGACTACAGTGCTGCGCGTGGCGATCTTAACCAGGCCCTTACGACCGACCAGGGGGCCGCCCTGCGCCCGCAGGTAATCGCTATAGGACGCTTGCTTGATCGTCTTGACGGTTTCGATGCGCTTGCCGTCAACGATGTTGGTTTCCGTCGCCTTGATGGTCTGCGCAGCCTGCCAAGCTGATTTAACTGCCTCGGGCGCGTTGATGATGCTTTCGCTCTTGACGCGCCGCAATTCGCGCCAGGGGCCGATAGGCGCACCGCCGACCTGCTGAAACTGGCGGATGCCCCAGGTCTGCGCCCAATAGCACACGCGTTGACTGGGCGTCAGCAATTCGTCGCCGGCCAGGTCGTCGGTCACGATGTAGGTGCGGCCGTCTTCCCGCATGTGATGGTCGCCAACATGTTCACCGTCGATGTTCTTGGCGATGTATTTAGCGATGTAGCCGGCGGCAGTGCCTTTGCCGGCTTCGATACGGACCAGCTTGACCCGGTTCTTATCGGCGCCGCGTTCGTCGCCGTCCTCAATCAGCGCGTAAGCTGTAATGATCGCCTCGTAGCGCTCCTGATGCTCGGGCGGTACGAACATCAGCATGTGCCAGTGTGGGCAGCCATCGTGGTGCGGTTCGGCAATTCGGAAGCCGTAAGCGTGGATGCCATCGCGGTGCAGTTTGGAGCGAATGCGCTTCCAGACGTCGCACAGGTATAGCTGGGCATCGCGTGGCGTGGGTTCGCCAAACTCGATATATCGCGGGTTAGATTCGCCGCTCTTGCTCAGCACCGCGTGATATTTGCTCGGCGCCGTGATGGTCGCAAACAAGCCGACATGTCCCAGGTCGAAAGCGATTTCCTCAAAGCCACGTATGCGAGTCATCAGTTCGCCGCGCCGATTGGACTTGTTGGCAATGCCGAGCGCTGCCAGGGCGTCCAGACTGTAGACCTGGCCGTTTTCGTTTTGCAGCTCGATGGAAGCCAGCAGCTTGGCGTTCTGCTTATTGCGGCGCTGTTGGCGATAGGCGGTTTCATTGCTGACATAGGGGCCGGTCTTGTAGCTGGTGAAGCCGAGGCGGATCGCCATATGTTCGCAGCGGCGCGCATGTGCCTTGCGGATGCCGCGCAGCCACCACGCTTTGTCCAAGGCCCTGCGGATGATTTCGGCTTCTTCTTCGCCGGCCGGCGACGCCACGGTGAGGCGGTCGCATAGATTGCGAATCGCGGACACAATCGCATCCAGGGACTGCAGATCAGCACAGAACTGATAGCACTCGCGGGCGGCGCTGTCGGCAGCACGATAGAGCGCCTCATCAGGAGCATCGAGCGGCAATAAATAATGATCTGCTGACCAGATTTCGTCGATGACATCGATCTTGTGTTCGTGCTTGTCCATACCTTCGCGGGTGAACAGGTCACGCAGGGCGCGACCCATCCGCTTCGGCAGGCTGGTGATGGCGTCGGTGGAATAGAAACGGTAGCTCATGCGGTGATACCGTCCGATTCGTGGCCGGCTTCTGGGAACTGATCCACTAGTTGACCGCCCTGGGCGCACCGCAAGACAAGCTGTAGCTCCTGGATTAGCTGACGAGCCTGGAAATGGATCTGGCCGCGCTCAAGTGCTGTCAACGACTGCAGCGTCGCATCGCCCTTCCTGCTGTCGCCCAGCGCCCACCAGGTGATCATCTTTCGGGCACGCGGCGAGACACGGTTCCAATGCGATGCACGGACGTTTTCTTTGTCGCCGGCCAGCACGATGTAGGCATGTTCAAGATGGATCTGCGCAACGTCCTGGTGCGTATGTTGGGAGTGGTTCGCCATGGCTTACCCTCCGATGACGCCGGTGGCTTGCAGCAGCGGACCTGCCATCATCAGCAGGCAGCCGAATGCGATCACGCACAAGTCGAGAAGAACTGTTTTGATTTTTTTCATGCGATCACCTGCGTATTCGTGACCAATTCGCCCACAGCCAGCGCATTCATGCCGGTCTCAAGGAAAAACACCAGGTGATGACGGCTGCCATCTTCCAGGGCTACAACCAGCCGTTGTGTCGTATACATGCCGATAGCCGGATTTTCGTGCTGGACAGTTGTTGGCAGCCCGACGGCGATGCTCTTGATATTTACAAAATTCATTGAGATTGACATGCTTGCCTTTCTTCAGGGTGAGCGAATCCCGCATGCCTGAAATCAGGCATTGCAGGGAACAACGGGAGGAAGTAAAACGAACTAGCGGGGGATTACGGCGGCGCTAGGATGTGAGGCGATGCGGTCATAGATTCCTCACAATTTCAGCGCCAGTTGATTGGCGCAAGCATTGCGGACATGCTGCGACACGTGAATATGGACATCGGGATTCGGCATCGCCGACATCGACAAGGTGCGCAGCACCTCCAGGCTAGCCACGAAGACGTGGCCGCAATCCGGGTTCTGGCACATGTAGGTAATCTCTTTCATCATGTCCGACATGGTGCGGCTCTTGGCGGCACGCACGCGGCAATGGCAATGTGGACAGGGAATGCTGATGACTCTCATGCTGGCTTTCTATCGACCGGATACAACGCCCGGCCTCTGCCGGAAATTTGCCGCGACTGCTTGCGCAAGCGCGATTTTGCAAGCCATTCCGCTGCCTGTTGCACCGAATCCAGGCCTTGCTGCTGGCGTACGCGCTCCAGCAGGTCGTTTTCTGCATCGGTAAGGGTGATTTCTTGAACTGGCATCTTTTCGTCGGCTCTTTATCGGCTTATTGCGGTCTAGGCTTATGCAGCTTTTGAGCCTACTATTTCACTGTCGCTGATACCCAAGGCCGCTGCAGCTTCCCGCAGGACCAACTGACGTAGCAGCGTTGATGGCTGTTCACCCTGATAATTGGCGAGAGCCTTGATCAGGTCGTGTTCGTAATCGTCAAACCGGAGAGTCAGGCGGTTAGTACGGATGCGCTTGGTGTCGGGATACATGGTGGCGTCCTTAACTGTTATTGATGAGAGGCAAGTTCGCGTTTGTAATCGGCAAGGCCACGCAAAATCAAAAAGCGCAGAAACCAGGCACGAGACCGTTGCAGTCGGAAGGCGTACTGCTCGACCTCATCTTTTTCTGCGGGCATGAGGCGGGCACCAAGCGGCTGTGAAGTCGCTCCTTTGGATATGCGCCTGATTTTGGGCAATGTTTCCATGATGTTATGATGTGTAATCGCTATGGGATGGCGTAACTATAGTATGCAAAAACATACTAGTCAATAAATATATATGCTTAAAAATACATTCGGTGAAAGGTTGAAGGCGGAACGATCTCGCCTCGGCTTAACCCAAGAGGCGCTCGGTGCTGTTGGCGGAGTAAAAAAACTTGCCCAAATTTCTTACGAGCAAGGTAAGAGATTCCCAGACGCTGGATATTTGATTTCCATTGGCTCGATTGGCGTGGACGTTCAATATGTATTGTTTGCGAAACCCTCCGCCACGGATCTGTCAGACGACGAAGGCGAATTACTTGCAGGATATCGAGGGTTAGATCTGCGAGGAAAAGCTGGGGTACTCGGGATGATTACAGGTATGAATCTACCGCAGCCGACGTCGGCGCCGGTTTTTCACGGGGATGTGGGACAAAACATATACGGCAATATTCAGGGACCAAATACGGTCGCTATGCCGAACAAGAGGGAAAAGAAATAAGCATGGCAGCAGAACAAGAATTTCAGGGTGACGTTGGACAGAATGTTTTTGGGAACGTAAATGAAGCGCCACGACTGCAAAATGTAGTCAATCTAAATGTTGGAAAAGACGTGCCGGAGGTGCAGACCATTACCGACTTTCAGCGCGAGCGCATTTCGACCTTAGTAAAAGATCTCGTGTCGATCACCGGCGATCACACGCTCGACGTGTACAAAATAATCCTAACTGACTTTGGCATCGAAAAAATTCGCCAGCTACCGCGTGATCGCTACAAAGAAGTCGTTGCAACACTGGACAAGTGGATTGTTGACGCCAAAGACGCAGTACGCCCGATACCGGACAAGTTTGAGATGAAAAAGAAGGAGCCAGAGACACACAATGCGACGACGTGTCTCGGCTGCGTCGAAAAAACGGCAAGCTATGTTCGCTTGCAGCGCACGAGTCGCGTGCAACTGCTCGCGATTGTCTGCTGTCTCGGTGCATGCGGCTGGTTGTTGTACAAGATGCCGACAACTGCCGATGCTGCCAACGTGGCATCGATATCGCCGGAAAATAAATGCTACTTCGAAGGCAAAATCTACTCGGCAGGCAGCACCGTCAAGACCATATCGGGACTGATACAGGAATGCCTACCGGCCACGGACCAAATGGCTGCAATGTGGGGTAGTGGCAAACGTGGGCGATAGTGCGGGTCGCTAGATGCGGTTAAGTAAAGCATTGATCGAATTTACTTTTCTCTGAGGAACTACAGCAAATGGCTCAACCTGATACATCAGCTTTGCCAGTAGACGCGCTGTCACTAGATGAAAGAGTGCACTATCGGGATGAGCTTCGAGCCGCACGATACGCGGCTCTAGCTGATTCTGAAGGTTTCGGCGAGATTTGTTACGCCATTGAGGCTCTTGGCATACGCTTACATGGGAGACAAGTCGCCATGAGTGGCTATGAAGGAGTTATTAAGAAACTCGCTTTAGAATCACCTCTTTTTTCTAGTCTTATTAATTCCTTTCCTTCATATTTCACCAAATTTGGCGCCCTCTATGAAACCCTTAGAACCGCACGCAATGACGCAATGCACTCCGGTACATATGCCCGCCATGCCACCGAAGCCGCAATCGAATTGTGTATTGGTTTGGAGGATGCGCTGATGTTTGGCACTAGAAGGCACGTAAAGGACTTAATGGTAAAGTCGCCAACGTCTGTTGATCCACGTCAACCATTGGCCCGCGCTAGGCAACTCATGCTTATGCACTCGTTTTCCTTTTTGCCGGTACGGATAAATAACGAATGGAAACTGGTTTCAGAGCTAGGTCTGGCTCTTTATTTACACGTGAACGCAACTGACCGAAATATTCGGTTGGCGCAGTCCATCGAGAAAGCAGTGGACGGCGGCCTGAAGCTTGTTGATATTCAAAAAAATGACTTGCTGGTTCCGAATACTTCCCTTCAGGACGTGTTTACTAACATTGCTCTAAAAATCCAACCTTCGACAAATAGTCCACCCACAGAGACGGCACGTCCAAACGAGCCAGTGCCATCAGTTCCTATGCTCTGGCTGGTATTAGATAAAATTGACGGCGACGATCTTGTGGGCGTTCTTTCCCCATTTGAATTGATGTAGCTCACGCCAGGTGATCTCGCAACCAAGAGATTTTTACGAGGTGCACTACTACTCGGAACAACGAAGGGAACAGATGTCTGCTACAACTGTGACAACGAGCATCTCTTATCAGTTCGAAGCACTTGTTGGCAGATTGCTTGAGGCAAACAGGTTTCGCTTTGATGTGGTCAAAGCGATACAGCTAGGCCTGGATTTTGTCGTTGAACATGAGAACGATGCGCATCTAGTTGCGATTGAAATTAAGTACTATCGGACCGCGCGCGCCCAGATCGCACTTATCGAATCCGCTGCTGCTGTTCTTCAGCGGAAGATAAGTAAAGTACAAGATTTGCAAGGCATGTTGGTAGTGTCGTGCGAAGTATCGGCGAGCCTGAAAGAATTCCTCAGTACCAAATTTGGCCTAACGATTGTTGATCGTCGGAATCTTTTCTTGTGGGCGACCGAACTACCGGAAGCATTAGATGAATTAAACGCCCTGCTTCAAGATGAGCGTACGCCTCCGTTAGGGTCCGGTCTAGGCCAAAGTTCCATAAAGAGCGCTTTAGACTTGTTGGCCGAACTAAGGTATTCGAAGGAAGACGACGCAGAAGCATGGGGAAAAATTTTCCACCTCCAGGAGAGGGTTGGTCGTCTTAAAGATATCGCGAGTGCCACGCGACTTACGCCTTCGTCTAATATCAAGGGGCGAGTTGTACCCGCCCCCGAAGATAGCACGGGTTCCAAGCTAGTCACGGAGCTTCATGCGCTTGAGCGTGGCAAGAGCACTTGGATGGCGTATGAAAATCTATGTGAACGAATACTGCGATATTTATTCCCCAATGACCTGAATGGTTGGCATCAGCAGCAGCGCACCGATGACGGATTAAGTCGATTTGATTTCATCTGCCGTATCAAGCCCGGAACTGAATTTTGGTCCTTTCTTATTGAGCACTTGAATAGTCGCTATATTCTGTTCGAATTCAAGAACTACACAGCGAAGATTAAGCAAGCGCAAATACATACGACGGAGAAGTATTTGTTTGACAAAGGTCTTCGAAGAGTCGCAATTATTTTGTCGCGGGACGGTGCTGATACGAACGCTATCAAAGCGACGCAAGCTGCAATGCGAGACCAAGGCAAGCTAATGCTGGTCTTGGACGACGGAAAAATTTGTGAGATGTTACTAAAGAAACAAAATGGAGATGACCCGACCGATCTATTGTTCGACGTGACCGATAAATTCTTACTCGCATTGTCACGTTAATACAGCAAAAAACTACTGCTCTAACTTACTCAATTTGTTAAATGAGGTTCCCCATGTTCGATCCGCTGAATTTTGACGACCTTAATGAAGCAGATGTCAGAGAGGAAGTTTTGGCTCCCCTAATTAGCTTTCTTGGTTATAGATCGGGGACTCAACATAACGTCATTAGAGAGCAGTCGCTTCGCTACCCAAAGATATCACTGGGACGAAAGAATGAGAAAAAAGACCCACCGCTCCGTGGAAAGGCTGATTACATCCTCTCAGCGGAAAATAAGGTACGTTGGGTTATTGAAGCGAAATCAGCCTCTGTCGACATTGGAGATGACGAAGTTGAGCAAGCGTATTCATACGCCAATCATTCTGAAGTTCGTGCGGTATATTTTGCTCTAAGCAATGGTCGTGTTTTTTTGGTGTTTCAAACGAATCAGGGACCAGCGGCCGCCCCAATTTTGAGCCTTCAATACGAAAATTTTAACGCCAACCACCACACGCTGCGTGATCTACTGAGTCCCGCCTCTCTTCTGAGAGATCATCCAGAAATAAAACCGGATTTAGGTATCCCGCTTGGCATGGGTCTTCGCTCACTGGCGCGAATTGCAAGCGGCCGAATTACCTACGCAACACCGGACCCAACGCTGAAAGGCTTGAACGCCACTCATATTGTCATTTCAGGTGGCGCGATACAACGAGACGAATCTGGCAAACTAATAGCATACGTTGAGACGGTGACTTCGATCACCTCAGTTCAAGAGTTACTGCAAAAGCTAGGGCTACAAAATTATGAGGTTGAGTGCGCCGATAGCGCGCTGTCATCCGACCCCAGAAAACCATCCATCTTCAGATATCGCGGGATGTTCGTTTTCCCGAAGGGAGAGCGAATGCTTGACCTTAATACGTGGCAATTGAATACGTTGCCATGGGATGTGCCCGCAAGCGTAGATTGGGAAGGAACCGGGACTCTAAATGGAAAAGTGTTTTCTGGAACGGTAGTTAGTCGAATCGCCATTACTGTGCCAGGTAAAACGGTGACCGTCCCGTTGCAAGGCAATTTTGAATTGACGCTAGTTTAGAATCCACGTTAGCCATTGCCCCGATTCTTTGAGGCCGCTGAAAGGCAACGACGCATCGTTATTTGCTGCAACAATTCCGCGCCGCTCCCGACTCTCTCATCATTCCAATCAACCTTAATCCCCGCCACCACCACCGCCACCACCATCGACTATGCCGTGATCAATAGAACTAGGTGGATTTGATCCGTCGCCGCCCTGATCGGAAGCCTCAACCGAGAACATTAACTCAATGTTGCGACCGAGCCATTTTAAATCATCCCCAATGTCACTAAATATCTGTCCCGGTTCGCCCGATCGATACAACCTGAACTTTATGTCGCCCTGTAGTACTTGAAAATAATTACGCTGTAGTCCTTCGTTACGTCCCTCTATGCGAAATTTGACGTGTTGTGGAGTACTGGTTTCATCCGCGCCAAGTTGCCCCGTTTTGATACCAGCGTATCCTCCGTCTTCAAAGCTGAAGCCTATCGCATAGTTGTCGCCATACAGCACGCTTGTATCATCTAGCTGGCCGCCGAACCACCATTCGCCGTTCCCCCATATTCGTAGCCAGATATGGGTCGCATACACGTTTCCCGTATGCATGTCAGACGATTGGCGATCACCAAATACGAGTTTAGTCATTGATCGAACGCTCACCGGCGCGGCATCTCTTACCCGCAGGCTTCTAATGCCTTTGGTTCGGTCAAATCCTGCGGGCAACGAAGCAACTAGGGAGGTTCCGGTTGTCATGTTATGTATTTTTCCTAGCTATGGGACAGTAATCGTTGCGCAAAAGTCAGGGATGCGGGCCAGCCTCCAACGCGGCGACCCTGGCGGTGAGCTGATTGATCTTGGTTTGTAGGTCACCTAATACCTGCTCCAGAACAACCGTTATCCTTCTGGGACCGCCATGAACGAGCGCCACAGTTTCTACCTCATAAGTGATGTCTCCATGCACTGCTAGTCGTCTTCCCGGTGGATCGATTTCAGCCACCTGGAGTTTGGAAAATGGAGTAGAGAAGGTTACTGGGCCAGGGAAGGTCACATGACCAAGGATAGCAACCCCGCCAGGATAGTCTGCACCATAATTGACAGTCAAACCGTCGTTCTGATCGTGAACTAGTGCACGCCGGAATACTCCCCCGCCATGTCGGCGGTCGGATGCATCAAGCATGAAATCATGACCTTCAACTTTCACCACAGGTCCTTCTAGAACCAAATAGCTGCCGTCCCCGTCGTCCAGTCTCACGTCTGTCATGTCAGCGCCTTTTTTTGAGATTTAGTGCTCAGCAACATCGCACATAAGTCAATCGGTGTTCCAAGGAAGATCTGCTACGTGCACAAGATGGGCGCGGACGCGCCGGTGCGGCGATGGCCGAACCATAGGTACCTTGGACCGAGTGAGCGATAAGCAGATACTCATGAAAATTAGGATAGGAATTGCCTAATGGCAAGAACTATTTTGATGTTGAAATTCGTGGTCCTGCTTAGCTACTTATATCTTGTCGGTTGAGTTACGTACGGCCTATGACGGACAATCGACTATTCCTCAAGGTGAGGCAAAAATTTAGCTGTTTTCTTTGATAATGTCGCGGCGCTCTCGAATTTTTTCCCATTCGAGTTTTGCAGCGCGTGCAGCAGTTTGCTTGTTGGCGTAGACGTGCTGCAGTGTCTTTGTGCTGGCCGTCGAGTCGGCCGCCGGCGCCACATGTTTCCCCTTGCCGGTCGACGGAGCGAATTCCTGTCCAGTTTTCTTCGTGGCGATGTTGCGCCACTTGGCGAACACGCCGGTAACGCCAGGATCTGGGTCGACCTCATTCTCGTGTTCCACTTCGGCTTCCTCGGTGCGCGTCTCCAGCTCGATGTCGCTGGTAAAACCGGCATCACTGATTCTATGCGTGACCTTTGCCGTCAGCCATTCCTGGTGATCGATCTCGGTTTTGAATCCTACGACTTCCACAGGCGACTGCGGCATCAGCGCCGGGTCGCCAATTGCCAGCGACAATTCCAAAGTTGCTGCGCCGCGCTGGATGCGCTGCCACTCCGCAATGGCGGCAGCCCGGGCGTCGGCCTCACTGGCGTAGGTCGTGCGCAACCGCTTGCTGTTGCCGGGTACACCAGCCACCACGCTGCGGCGCGTGCCGTGCCGGTCGTCATGCCAGAACACGCGCACGCCGCTGTAGCTGTCGCGCTCGGCGCTATGGTAGCGGTGCCGGTCGCCCAGATTGCGCGTGATGCGGATCACAGGCAAATCGCGGCCCGACGCCGTCTTGCTGCGGCCCGCCGGCATGAATAGCAGCGTGTCGTTCTTCACCGTCGCGGCAGCATCGTATTTCTTCCCAAGCCGGCGCAGGAATGCGGCGTCGCTTTCCCTGGTCTGGTCGAGGTGCGCAATTTTTACACCACGCAGCGCGTCGGCGATACCGGCTTTCAGCTCCTGCTGAAACGCGATCACTTCGATCACCGCGCCTAGCGTGGTGTCGTGGAAACTGCGTTCTACGGGCTGGCGGAAGGTGTCGATCAGACTGGCCGTCCTGGCGCGCAAGGTCAGCACGTCCGGCGCGCCGCTATGCTCGATCTCATCGACCGTAAACGCGCCCTTGTCGACCAGGCCGGCATCTTGCCATCCGATCGCCACATTGATCCTGGCGCCCTTGCTTGGTACCGCAAGCTGTCCATCCGTATCGGACAAGGTAATGCTCAGCTCATCCGCACTGTCGCTACGGCACTCGGTCAGGTCGAGGCTGACCAGGCGTGGCGCAAATTTCCCCGTAATGTCCTGGCCGTCCAGGGTGATCTTAAACGCCGGAATCGGGTAGCCCATCAGAACAGGCTCCGCATGCTGCCGGCAACATTGTTGAACGTCGACATGCCGACATTGATCGCATTGTTCACACTATTGCTGATGCCTTCCAGGCTGAGCATGTTCTTGATGCTGCCCAGGTCGCCCAGGGTATTGAGCAAGCCCAGTACCGATTCGTCGGTCCGCTCTAAGGTGATCGTAAAATCGATCTTGCCGGCGTCACCAATCTGCCCCAGGACAGTGCGTCCCTCAGTCATGCCGGTAATGACGAACGAGCCATAAATCCGACCTGTGCCTGCAATCAGGATCCAGGACTTGCCTGTATCGCCCATCAGGCGCAAGGCATCCAGCGAATAGACGCTGCCGGTCAATTCCGGCGCGATCCAGCCGGAAAGGGTAATGGTGTCGTCACCCTTGCCGATGAACTGGCGGGCGTTGCGGGCGCCGACCCGAGAAGTGCTCGGGTGCTTCCAGTCGGTTTTGCGCTGCAGCTCCTGGTAAGCCAGGGTCGGGAGGCTAAAGACAAACATGCCCAGGACCATCATCATGATCAGTATTTCCTCTTAATAGTCGTAGTCGGACAGGCTGGAGCGGATCCGCGCCGCCTTTTCCCGGTCGCGCTGAGTCAGCGCCTGCGCCACAGCGCGGGCAATCGTCTGCTCATCCATGCCCGGCGCAGCCGTGATACTGATCGTGATCGTGTCGCCCTGGATCACCGTACCGGCGCCGGCAGCATGCGACGCCAGCGGTGGCCGGGTGTCGAAAGCCAGCGCCGGCATAGCCGCTGCACCGATGGCAATGCCGGCACCGAGCTGGGTCAAACGCTTGGCGAGGCCGCCGACCTGGTCGAGCGGGTCACCCTGGCTGCGCTGCAAACCGACCGCCAGGCCCTGCATCGTGAAGTCCCCTAGCTCGGCAAATACCCGGCTTGGGCTATGAATGCCCAGCTTTTCCTTGAACCATTTGATAACGCTGTCGCTGGCGCCGGCAATCGCGTTGCGGACGGTCCCCAGGGCGCCAGTGATGCCGTTCGCCAGCCCCTGCATGATGTTCAATCCAAAATCGCTAAACTTCGCAGGCAGATCGATGCCGAACCAGCGCAGCACGCCGGCAAACGCCTGGTAGAACAAGCCGAGCGGCGACCAGTTCAGGACCAGGGCAGAGACGCCGCCAATGCCGCTGGCGAACGCCTGTTGCACGTCACTCCACAAACCGCTCGCAAACGCCTTGATGCTGGCCCAGCCGCGATTAAACGCATTGCCGACGACATTCCACAGGTCCGTAAAAAATCCCTTGATCGGCTCCCAATACTGATAAATCAGGTAGGCGGCCAGAGCAATGGCGGTAACCACCAGGCCTATCGGGTTCATGAGGAAAGCCCGACCGACAAACAGCAGAGCCCGGCCCAGCCATAGGAAGGCGGAAGCAGCGCCGCGCAGGATTGGCGTCAGCACGCCGCCGGCAATGCCCATCTTGGCGAACAACACATGCAACATGGCATAAGGACCGATCAGGGCGGCCAGGCCCAGCATCAGCGGCCCCAGCACCACCAGAATGGCCGCCAAGCTGCCAAAGCCGACTATCATCACCTTGGACAAGATGGGATTGCGCTCCATGAACCCGTTCAAACCATCCAGGGCATTGGTCACACTATCGATGGCGCGGGAGTAGAGCGGAAGGATCTTTTCGCCCATGGTCAGCTTCAAATCGGCCAGCTTAGCCAAGGTTTCCATCTCCTTGCCGCTGGCCTGGTCCCGGCCCAGGTTGTCCAGCTGGTCGATGTCGTAAGCACCGGTATTCAACGCCATGTTTTTGTGGATCTGAGGACGCTGTAGGTACATGTTCGCCATCAGGTCGCCGGCCTTGCGGTTCGTGTACAGGCTGCCGATGGTGTCCAATACTTGGGACTTGTCGGTGATGCCGTGTTTCGCCAACTGCGGCAACAGAATTTTCTCCATCCACTCGAACTGGCTTTTCTTGAACAGATCGGAACCCAGCAGCGCGCCAGGGTTAAGCTGGGCCGTTTGGCCGACCTTGTCCGGCACCACCTTGGTGTGATCGCCAATCAGGCCCAGCCTATCGAGATTCATTGCGGCGCGCTTGCTGGTACGGCCCT